CGCGGGTCGGCCCCTGCGGTCGAGGATTTCCCAGTCCCCGCAGCCGCCCTCCGCTGGGTAGCAGTACTCGGGCGGGCCGCTCACTTTGGCTGGGACGTAGGGCTCCCAGTAGGTCACGCGGATCGTGCAAGGGATGCCGCAGCAGGTGGTGTCGAACTCGGTCATTGCAGCACCTCCGCGATCTTCACCCGGATGTTGCCCTGGCCGACGTGGTACATCAGCTTCATCAGGAAGTCCTGGCTCATGTGGGTGCTGTCGATCTCGATGAAGGCCTCTTGCGAGACCACCGAGGCGGCAATCAGCGTGCGCGGCTTGCGGGTCTTGATCCGTGGCCCGTGGACACTGAACACCGGTGTTTCATCTTCTGTCATGTCGTCTCCGGCGCAAAGGCCTTCTCGTTGATCTTGTAGTCGTGGAACACCGCGCCGCGCGTTTTGTCCCCGACCTCGCAGTTTTTCACCCACACCTGCTTGCCAGACTTGAGCGTGCGCCAATGCCCACGGCGCTCGTGCCAGCGCGGGCTCGCGTGCGTGCCACCTTGGTCCTCGGACCGTGGCCGGCGCGGCTCGATCACCACCGTGGTCCAGTCGTAGGACGGGACCTTGCCCTGGCGGATTTTCTTGGCCCAGTTCGCGCGTTTGAGTGGCGTGTAGCCCGTGGCGGGGGCCACGTCCAAGGATTCGAGGAACGCGCAGATGAAAGCCAGCACGCCGGTGGCGGGGCTGGTGCGGTAGTCGAACTTGGTGCCGTCTTCGTGCCGCACCTTGACACCGTCGGGGGTGACGATGAAGGTAAACGGCACGGTGGGCTGGTAGGACTTGCTGTAGAGCTGCCAGCCGGCCACCGCCGTGACAGTGCCCAGGCGGTTGATGAGGATCAGCACCTTCTTGCCTTCGTACTCGCACACTAGCGCGGTCTTAGGGAAGGGCAGCGGCCGCTCCAGGAGCTCACCGCTGATGTGCTGCTCGTGGCGGTAGACAGCGGTCATGTCGAACCACTGGAACTCCACCGCGTCTTGCGCGGCCAGGGCGACCATCTCCTGGATCAGCGGGCTCATAGCGGCATATCCCCGTGCCATGGCTCGTCCTTCATGCGCTTGATCTTGAAGATGTAGCGGTACTGGGGATGCGTGGTGATCCACAGTCGGGCGTAGAAGGCGAAGTGGTCGTTGCTGATCTTGAACTCGTGGCCGGTGGTCTGAATGAAGACCTCCCAGCGCACGCGGTTGAGGATTAGCCAGTGGCTCAGGCGACGGTGGCCATGCTGGATAGCCTCCATCGTGAAGCGCTCGAAGTACTCCCAGACCTTGGGGTTGGCGGCGTGCCAGAGCAAGAACTCCTTCTTCCGCATGTGGAATGGGGTGTTCATGCTCATGACTTCACCTGCAGCAGCTCACCCTCGAAGTCTTCCCCCACGTGTTCAGAGAACAGCGTGATCTCGAAGTCGCCCTCACGCGTCTTGATCTCGATGGTGCGCGTGGCGTAGGTGTCGTGCGTGCCCTCGTTCACTTTGACGGGGCCAAGAATTACATCGGTAACCCGATGCATGTTGAGACTGAAGTTCATGCCTTTCTCCTTTCTAAGTTGGCAAGTTGATTTTACTTGGTACTAGGCAGTACCTGTCAAGTACTTCTACTCGATTAAAGACATCACGTTTGTTCCCATGCCACATCCGGCGCAGTACCGGCTGACGATCTCTAGGGCGGTGTGGATGTCCGCACCTGCAGCCATGGCCCCAATGGCGAAGTCACGGCCTGAACCAAAGGCGTACCAGCCGTCACTGCGTGCGGCCTCGGTGAAGTCCATCGGGTACGGACTCTTCTCGTACTTGAGCACACGCTTGTCGGGTGTGATCACCAGGAAGGCTACCCAGTCGTCTTTGTTGCGCATGCACGGCGGATGCTTCTCAGGATCAGCCCCATGCTCAAACCAATGGAACATCTCCTGCGCCAGGTCCCAGTCCCCAGCAGCAGCGCACAGGTGGTCTCTGATGCGACGGATTTTGGTCACGCGACGCACCAGGTCACTCTGTGTCGCTTGCTTGTCAGCGCCGAGCTGACCGTTTCTGTGGTCCCAGATGATGATTGTCATTTGAACCCCACCATGATGCGATCCGGCCGCAGCACGTTCTGGCCAAGTGGCCGCCACAGGTGCAGGCAGTACGGATGGTTGTTGACGTGATCCTTGGACGGCACGTGGAACTGCATGACCACGTCCTCGTCGTCCCAGAAGAGGTCCTTCACCTGGCACATCTCTTCCCAGGTCGGGCAGCGGTCCTTGCGGCTGACACTCACGTGCTCCCAGCCCGCGCCATCACTGGCCAGGACGAAGACCACCTGGCTGTGCTTGAGCTTGACCACGAAGGCTCCGTTGCCCTCGTCGCCCTCCGGGTAGCCGGAGAGCTTGACGCGGAACTTCTCAGGCATCTTGAAGCTCATGATGCCTCCGATGGGCGCTCGACGTAGTTGTGGATGGGCTTGTACGGAAAGGTGACCGGCACGAAGCTCTCGCTGCAGGTGTAGTGCGACTTGTACTTCTCACCCGTCTCCTTGTCAGTGCGCCACTCGTAGAAGACCTTGCCCTCGATGTCGTAGGCCTGGCCGTCAAAGCGGTCTGCCTGCTTAAAGACGCGGCTGCAGCGTTTGTTTTGAAAGATACCTTCGCTCGCCTCGGTCCACTCCCAGTCCTCACCGGTCAGCGGGGCGATGGGCTCGAACATGGCCAGGGTCTTGAACATGTTGGCGGCGTAGGGTGCGGTGGTGCCGCTGTGGCCTTCTTCGGCAAAGATTTCCAGCAGCTTCAGGACGTGCGTGCAGATGGCCTCCTGCATGTCATCCTTGAAGCGGCCGTCCTCGTCGAGCCAGCCGGCGGCCTTGAACTCCAGCCATGCGTGGTCGTTCAATCGACTCATCGCGACACCCCCTGCAGATCATCGGCCACCAGCATGGCGTAGCCGGCGATGTCCACCCAACTGTCGGCGTAGTCCGGGTCGCCGTTGACGATGCGGCCGAGTTTGTGCGCGATCATCTCCAGGGCTTCCCACTGGCTGTCGGTGAAGGTCTTGTCGTGCGCCCGGGCGTGGTCCGCCATGACGCGCTTGATGGCCTGGGTCACTTGCGCGTGGCCCTTGAACTTCCCATAGCGCACCCCGCGCTCGTCCAGCGTCTCGCGCACGTCGGTGACTTCCACGGTGCCCGCGCCTTCTGGCACGTTGAACGTGGTGCTCGGCTCGTCGCCCGAGGCCTTTGCGAAGTGCTTCGCGATCTCTTTGTTCACGGGGATGTAGGCCTGCACTTCTTTGCGCAGCCGGTACACCATGGAGATGGGTGCGCCGAACTTCTTGGCCACAGCGGCCGGCTTGGCATCGGGGTTACTGACGAATGCGTCACGAATCTTTTGGCTCTTGCTCATGGTTTTCCTTTGAAGGTAGTGGGACTAAGGTGGCGTTACCGGCACGCAAGCGCTTCTCGACGTAGTCGCAGGCGCGCTCAATGTCGTACACCGTGCAGTTTTCCAACTGCACTTCATGGAGGTCCGTGATGTCCTTCAGCGCTTGCCACTGCTGGTAGTTCATCACGAACCGCATTCCGCGTTTGGCACCAGACTCGGCGAGCTGCCGAAGCTGTTCCTGTGACGCGAGAATCTCTTCCATCCAGTCCGATCCCTTGCCGAACTTAGCCAGGGCCTCGGTCATGTTGGACATGGCCATCAAGGTATCGATGTCGCTCTTGCCAGCCATGCCTTTGCGAAGCGCTTCGAGGGCAGAGCGCTGCTTGATCTGGATGTTCAAGTACCACTCCTTGACCCCACTCAACGGACGCATGCCTGAGAGCACGTAGTTCATCACGTCCAATCGAATGGGCTTGGGGCGGTACTGCTTTTTCCGCTTCTTCATCGGAAGAATTGCAAAAGGGCCGCGAGTAGACACAAGACGCCAATGACGTACAGGGTGTACACGGTCCATGAGAAGCGATTCGGGAGCGGCTCTCCCATCAGCAGGCGCTGCATCACTTCTTCATCGTAGGTCATGCGCTTGGGCGGCGCGATGTAGGCACTGCCGATGCGAACCTTGCCAGTGTCCACATACCGAATGGTGTGTGGAATGCGCAGGACCTTGGTCTCTTTGGTTTCAGGGTTGGTGTACAGCATGTTAGAACGGTGCCTCCTCAAAGTCGTCGAGGTCCGTGGTCCGCGAGGCTTTCTTCGCGGCCTGCTGTACTTCCTTCGGGGCCAACTCTATCGGCATCACCCAACGCTCACCATTCCATTGAGCAAAGGGCCACGGCCAGGGGATGAGTTCATTAGTCTTCACACTCTTTCTCCTTTCTGTTTACACGCTGAGATCGTAGCAGTTCCAGTTCTTTTGTCAACTGGTCAACTTCCTCTTCTGCTTTTAGCCAGGCGGCTCTCCACAAGTGGGCGTCCTCAATGCGCTGTGCAGCGGCGTCAAGAAGGGCCTCAATCGCTGGAAAGATTTCTCTGACCGAGCGTAGTTCGTCGGATAGTTTCATTCTTCATAGTTCTCCATGATGTCGTCTTCCAGCATCATGATCTCTTCCTCACTGAAAGTGTTGGTGATATCGATGGTCCTGGGCTTGCCGTTAGGACCGACGATCGTCACCATGATCTTGGTGATGTCCAGCATAGGAGGGAAGACCCGGTCCTCCACTTCCAGCGGCGGCAGGACATCAAAAATGAGTTCGACGGGGAGGGTCACTGTCGTCTGATGTTTCCTCAGTGGCACGGGCTTTCTCCTTATTTGCAGCGATGCGCGCCAGCGTCAGCGATTCCTGGTAGGCCTTGTCAAAAGCCGGCTTGATCAGGTCCTCGACGACGCGCGCAAGGGATTTTTTGTAGAACAGGCTCATCTCCTTGAGCATGGCGTAGGCCTCTTCCGGTACCGAGACCGTGTGAAAGCGTGCACCCTTGCGGTGGGAAGGCGACAGGCGGTTGGGGTCTTCGCGATACTTGCGCGGCGCTCCAGGTTTCTTGGGGCGTCCGCGCTTTCGCTTTTTCTTTTCGTCTCCGCGCACTTTGGGCGGCCTCAAGCCGTTGGCCAGAAGCCGGTCACGGCGCGTCTTGCGCACGTACTTGGTCTGTGGGACCCGGGTAATGGGCCGTTTGCGCGCATTGGATGGGGGCTGGTTTTCGTCATCCACACGTAGTTCTCCTTTCTGTAGAAAAAGCGGCCGCGAACAAGTCGCGGCCGAAGATGGCAACTGCAATGGAAGCATGGAATGCTCCCGTTTTCATTATGCGGCCTCGCCCCAGGAACGTCCAACCTCAACGTCCACGCGCGAAGGCACTTCCAGGTTCACGGCGGTGGCCATGATCCGTGATGCTTCGATCGCCTCGTCTTTGTCGCGAACCGACAGCGCAATCTCGTCGTGCACCTGTAACAGCAGCGTGAAGCCGGCTTTGTGCAGTGCAACCATGGCGGCTTTGGTCTGGTCGGCAGCGGACCCCTGGATCAGGCGGTTCAGGCCCTTGTAGGTGCCCGCCCGCTTGATGCGTCGGCCGTATTCGATGATGGCCTGCTCGTAGGGCAGCGCCTTGTTGACGCCCCACTCCACCGGCTCCCACAGCGGGAAGCGGCACTTGCGGCCCAGCAGTGTGCGGATCGCACCGCCCGAGGCCGGGTGCTCGATGCGCTTCATCACGGCGTCAATCGTGCCGCGCAGGAAAGGCACCTTGGCGTGGAAGGTTCCGATGAGCTCGCTCGCCTCCTCGATGGGCAAATCCAGGCTGTTGGCCAGCTTGGCCTTGCCCATGCCGTACATCAGCCCCAGGCCGATCGTCTTGGCAGCCTTGCGCTTGATGCCGGCCATGTCGGCGACCATTTGGTGGAAGTCGGTATCGGGGTTTTCCCGGTAGGCCTGGGCCATCTTCTCGGCCCCCGGCAACTCCAGCAGCGTGGCATAGTGGACCAACAAGCGCGGCTCCTGCGAGGAGAAGTCGTTGGCGGCCCAGAGCTGGTCCTCCTCAGGCAGGAAGAGGCTGCGCACCATGGGGCCAATGATCTCGTGGCGCGCGGGCACCTGTTGCAGGTTGGGGTTGGCCGCTGACAGCCGGCCGCTCACTGTGCCGCCGTCTTCGTTGCGCAGTTGATTGAAGTGCGTGTGCACCCGGCCATCGGCCTGGCTGTGGCGCAGGTAGGGCTCCAAGAAGGTGCCGTGGGTCTTGTTGAGCTCACGGGCCTCCACGATCATCTTGGCCATCGGATGGTCGTGACTGTCCAGAAAGCTCTTGGTGAAGCTCGGCGCGCCTTGGGCCGTGCGCGGGTATTCGATGCCCAGCTTGTCGAAGGCCTGTGCGATGCTGGCCGCAGCCCAGATGTCCACGGTGCGTCCGGCCTGGTCCTTGAGCGTGCGCAACAGCTCCGTCTCCTTGCTGCGCATCTCACGCACCAGCGTCTCGCAGCGATCGCGATCAAAGCGGATGCCGCGCAGGGTGACGTCAATGAGGATGGGCAGCAGCTCCGTCTCGACGTTGAAGATCGATTCGACCTCGTCGCGCTTGAGCAGCGTCTTGAGGTGGTGCCACAGCTTGAGCGTGAGCGCAGCGTCCTGTTCGGCGTAGGCCCCGACGTGCATGGCCGGCAGCTTCCACAGCTCCTTCTTGGCGTGCACGCCGAAGTCCTGGGCGGCCTCCTTCAGGCCCTGTTCTGACTTGACCTCCTTGAGGTAGTCAAAGCCCAGGCTGTTCAGAGCGTAGCTGAAGCGGTTCTCGTCGATCAGCGGCGCTGCCACCATCGTGTCGATGACGCGTCCGTTGACGGTGAACCCACTCGCCCGAAGCCATCCGATGTCGTAGGCGGCGTTGTGACAGATTTTGTCAGCCGGTGTCGCCAGTACATCAGTGATCCAACGCTCCACGATACGGCGGTCCAGATTGCCGCCCCCAGCGTGAGCAACAGGAAAATAGCCAGACCAGCCGTCAACAGCAACAGCGTAACCAACAATGTAGCCGTCTCGCCGAGGCCATCCCGGGCCCATGCTCTCCATGTTCGGGTCACAGGTTTCGAGGTCAATTGCAATCTCCGTAGCTTCACTGAGGTTGGGGAAGTTCTGCGGCGGCACCCACTCAGAGATGCGCGGGAACAGCGACATGGTTTGGATGTCACGCCTTTTCATAGTCTGAAGCCTTTCTGTTCGTTGCGCGGCAGCACGATGTGCAGCGCTTGTTTGGCGCGCGTGATCCCCACGTAGAGCAACCGGTTGATGTCGTCGGAGTTGCGCTCGTAGTCCTTGGCGAACTTCGTGGTGAGGTCCCCCATCAGCAGCACGTTGTCTGCCTCGCCGCCCTTGGCACCGTGGATCGTGGACAGCTTGATGGGTGCGCGGCCCGTGATCTTGATGCCGCGACGCAGCAGCGCGATGATGTAGTTGCGCTTGTCCTCGGCGATCTTGGTCAGCGACTCGTGCCAGATTTCTGTAGAAAGAAGTCCGTGCTTTTCTTTCAGGAGATCGAGCGTGTACATGGCCTCCACGTTGGCCGTCTTCAGGCCCTTGTGGCCATGTTTCACGGCGCTCGTGTCGAGGTACTTGTAGATCAGCTTGAGCGTCGGGTAGTCCACCTCGCCGCCCTTGCGCAGTCGCTCCCAGCCCACCACAGCGGCAAGCACCGCCTCAGGGATGGACCGTTGTCCGTGGCGCTCGAAAAGCAGCCCCTGGCTCTTGAGCCAGTCGTGCATGTCGGTGAGCATGTAGTTGGCCGCTGCCAGCACCAGCCAGTCGCCCTTGGTGACGTCCACATGCTGCCAGTCGGTGTAGTACTGCACGCTGCCCGTCTCCTGGCGCGCTTTCCAGACCTTGGGCTGGCGCTTGCGGATGCGGTGCACCACGCGATCGGCCAGGGCGTGCACTTTGGCCGGCACGCGGTAGGACTGGTCCAATACTTTGATCTCGCCTGCGAAGTTCAAGAAGCTGTCCACGTCGGCCCCGGCCCAGGTGTAGACGGCCTGGTCATCGTCGCCGGCCAAAAAGGTGCGCTTGGCGCGTAGGGCGAGCTCCTCGACAAGTTTCCACTGCAGCCGCGAGAGGTCCTGTGCTTCGTCAATGATCAGGGCCTCCAGGCTCGGCAGCCGATCGGGCTCCTGGACCACTTGCTCCAAGAGGTCGGTGAAGTCCAGCAGGTTGCGCGATTCTTTGTAGTGGCGGTAGGCGCGCTCGATGAACTCGAAGTAGTACCACTCGATTTCGATCTTGGAGCGGTTGTAGTGCTCGCGCAGGTCCAGACCCTTGATCCGCGCAATGTTGATCTCGTTGAGGATGGGGTGGTCCGCCTTGACCATGAAGTCCTCTTCGGCAAACGCATCCACGCTGATCTCGATGCCGGCCTCGCGGGCGAACTCCTGGTAGTTCTCAGGGGCCATCATGTCCTTGGTGCCGATGGCCAGGCAGCGAAACGCCAGGCTGTGCAGCGTGCGAAACCAGGGGAAATCCATGTCGGGGTTCAGGTGCGGGAACTTGCGCATGCCCCGCTCCTTGGCCTCGGTGGCGGCCTTCTTGGTGAAAGCGAAGTAGCCGATCTTGTGCGAGGGCACATCGGATTCCAGCTCGGACTCCACGATGTTGAGCAGGTAAGTGGTCTTGCCAGACCCGGGTGGGCCGAATACCTTGGTGACGCTCATTTCTTTGCCCCTCTCAATCGTTCTTTGACTTCTGGCGTGAGGTCTGGAAGTGGGGCCCAGGCTACGCACCAGGCATCCCAGGTACCGATGACGCAGACGCCGCCAGGCGTGAGCAGCAGCATCTTGGTGCCACCAGGCGGCCGCTCGACGTCGGGCAGTCGCCAGACGGCTGTGCCGGAGACGTGGGGCCGCATCAAAGCTCGCCCCACTCGTCTTGTGGCCACACCAGGACAGGCGTGTGCTCTCCCACGTATGCGCCCTCGATATTGAACTCGATGTATTCGCGGGCCTCCTCGGCGCTCATGCCATCGCGTTTCATCAAGGTCTCACGAATCTTCTCCGCGTCGTAGACCAGCACGTCACACAGGCCCTTGTCGCGCCAAACCATGGCCGGCCCAATCACTGCATCATCAAATCCGTCGATCTTCAGCATCAGAATGGGCTCCTTGCTTTCTTCTGCTCGGGCGTGTCGAAAGGCGCGTCTTGCTTGTTGAACAGCGGCATACGCCAGCAGCGCACCGTGCGGTTCTTCAGAAACAGACTGATGGGCTCGCCGCCGAGCTCGCGAATGCGCTGCGCCATCTTGGGCGCGGTCAGGCCTTTGAAGTTGTTGCGCGTCAGGTGTGCTTCCAGGTCCTTCATGCGGTAGTAGACCTTGGCCTCTTCCTCGTTGATCCACGGGCGGCCCATGAGGATTTCATCGCGGTCCATGGCCTGTTGTAGGTGGGTCGCGAACTCCTCCAGGAGGTCGTTGAAGCGGCCCGTCACGCTGGTGTCTTCCGGGGCCTCGGTGATCTGCTCACTCTCCACCATCTCGCGCAGCAGGGCGTTGAGCAGTTGCTCCCAGTCCTGCTTGCGCAGCGTCGGGGGCAGCACGTTGATCTTCTCGATGCAGGCCTTCTGAAAGGCTGCCTGATTGAACAGCGCCTCGGTGTCGAGCTCGATGCGCTTGCCGTTGATGTCAAGGAACCACAGGGGTGGTTCGCTGTTGTACTTGGATAGGGAGGAGAGCTGTGGGCTGTCTGGCCCGTCGGCCCCGATCCCGTATTTGCGTGTCCTGCACAGGCCGCTGTTGCAGAAGCTGTTGATCGGGGCGTCCTTGCACTTGTACTTGTAGTCTTTCTTGTGGAGCTGCTTGATGATGACCTGCAGCTCGTTGTTCGGCAGTGGAGGTGCAACGTACTTGAAGTTGTGCTCGGCCAGTGCGTTGTCCCAGTTCACGGGATGCAGCTTCTTCAGGTAGATGCCGATGTTGAACAGCGCGTTGTTCCGTGTGCCTTCGGGCACGCCTTGTGCGCAGATAGCCTGTAGGCATGGGGGACCGTCCTTAATGGGGTGATCAGCCTTCTTGGGTTCTTCTGGAGGCGTCAGGTCCGGGCCTTGCACGAACTGGTCGTACAGGGCGTAGAACTCCTCCAAAGTGGCGGCCGATCCGTCGTCTCGGATCGCGTACCGCATGGTCTGATCGCCGCCGAAGTAAGGCAGGTTCAGGAAGTTGCCGGTGTCGCCACGCTCCACCAGGATTTCAGCTTGCTTGGGGAATATTTCGCGGCCGGCCTCGCCCAAGACGGCAGCGCACGCCTTGAGGTAGCGCTGCATGTTGGCCGCCGGGATGGGCTCTTTGATGAACACGAACACGTGCGCACCGCCAGACTTGCTGCGGCACACCACAAGAGGCAGCTCCAGGCCTCGAATCTTCTTGATCAGCCCCTGGTGATCCAGCGGGTACTGGTCAATGTCAATGCACCCCCAAATGCAGGTGTTGTCAGAACGGATCGGGATGATCCCCAGTGAAGGCTCCGCACCCTCCAAGTGCTTGGCCCACAGATCATCCGTCGGCGGCTTGCGGACTACAACCGCTTTACCTGCCTGCTTTCCACTCTCCTTGGACCCCTCGATGCGGTAGGTTCCGTAGGCGATATCGAGTCCGTTGAAAATTGCCTTGAACCGTGTGATGTCCGTCATTTCTTCTTTCTTTTTGAAAAAGGGGACGTCCCCATGGACGTCCCCCGTGACCATCAAAACGGTGCTGCGCCATTTCCTGCTTCAGTACCATCCCCACTTTCGTGCTTGACCTTCACATCGCCCGAGCCAACGGACTGTGCGAAGAGCTTGCATGCCTTGTACAGGTCTTGCTGTTCTACCGGACCGACGCGTTCAATCTCCCAGCCGTACCACTTGCCTTTGTCGTTGGACTCGGCCACCGTGGTGAGCTTGTAGATTTGGCTGTACATCGGAGGAGTGAACAAACCGTTCTTGCCGGTCATCTTGACCGACTGCATCATGCTGTTCCACTTGCGGCTCTTCTTGAGCTGTGTGGACTTCATGGTGATCAGCGCTGGCCCCGGCACACCGTTCGCATCCACCAGCATCACGTAGTGATTGGCGGTGTTCTCGATGTAGTTGCCGTTGTCCAGGTAGTCCTTGTTGTCGCTGGGCTCCTTGTGCGTCTGCGACAGGATGTCACTCGTTGCAGGGTAGATGTGCACAGGTGCACCGCTGCCCGAGCCACGGGGCTCCCATTCGATGTACTGACGTACGTACGCACAGGGCACCACCAGGATGCCTTTCTTGCCATCGTGCAACTCGCCGGTCACTGAGTTGTAGATCATGCCGGGCATGGCACCATCTACCTCTCCAACCTCGGGGCTGGTGTTGGTGAGCAGTCGCAGGAAGGGAAGCGCGTAGTCTTCCTGAGTCATCCCGTCAAAGCCTGCACCAGCGTCCTGTTCGAGGTCGCTCATGATCGCGAGTGCGGTGCTCGCAGTCTTTTCCGCAATTTCGGTTTTAGCCATGGTTCATGGTCCTTTCGTCTTGTTTCGTTAAGCTGATTTAATGATTGCTTTTTGGCCGATGAATACGCCAAAAAGTTCGGAATCGACGGGTTGCCCCTTTTCGATTCTCTCCTTCACCCAGGCCTTGAGGGTCTGGGGTTCTACCTTCTCGGTTTGCTCGGCCGGGTAGCCTTGCTCACCAAGAACCCGCAGAAGACGTGCACAGAGCTCGTCCTCACCACGTCCAAAGCGGACGCTGACAATGCTCTTGATGATGTCGTCAAAACCGTTCTTGCGAAGCCAATCAAACGCCTCGGCCTGGCGGGCCTTGGGGATGCTGGCACCGTAGAACGGTTTGATGTCGATCATCGAGCCGTCTTCCATCACGAACTTGCGCATGCCCGCTTCGGCCATGGCTTCTGGAATGGCTTGCTCAGTGAGCTTTCGGTAGTTCTCTTCCTTCTCCGCAAGGGAGGCGGTCAAGTCCGAAATTTCCTTCTCCAGTAGCTTGGCACGACGGGCAAGCCCCGAGATACCAGTGACAGTCTCATCAGAGACCTTCAAGGCATCCGCATCGTTCTCAAACAAATTCGTAAGACTCATCGATTTCTCCTTTCTTGAACAGATCAACCTCAAGTGGAATATAGCGCCTTTCACGCTTGTCCCACTTGAGACACTTGAAGCGGCCGTTGTTACGGGCCGCCGCGACTGCACAGGTTATCCCTATGGCAGACGGGTCACCAATGAGGAGTAGAAAGTCCTCATCGCTGAATTTCTCCAACTTGCGCTGAATGCGCCGGACTGTCGGCACGACAGAAAAGGCAATCTGCGCGTTGGGCGGCAGAATGGTTTCGATCTTGCCGTAGTCAAGAGCAGACGCAATGTTGTGCGTTGTGGTCTCGGATACGACGTATACCGTTGGCACTGAAATTCTCCTTTCTCAAAGCGAGCGCCCAGTGTACACTACGTTCCACAGCGGTTGTCAAGCCCCTGCCAGAAAGAGAGACTTCATGGACCACTACCTCGCCACCTACCCGTTCAAGAACAAGCCGTTTGCCCATCAAGCGGCCTATTTGCAGCGCTTTTGGTCAGAACCTGTCGCAGCCTTGTTTGCTGACATGGGCACCGGCAAGAGCTACATGCTCATCAACAACGCCGCGCTGCTCTACGACAAGGGCAAGATCAACGGCCTGCTGATCGTTGCGCCCAAGGGCGTCTACCGCAACTGGTACGACACCGAAATCCCCAAGCACATGCCCAGCCACGTGGTCTATCGCATGGCCATCTGGGCCGCCTCGCCCCGAAAGGCCGAACTGCAGGCGCTGGACAGGCTCTTTGAGGTCTCGGAGGACCTGAAGATTCTGATCATGAACGTCGAGGCCTTCAGCACGGCCAAAGGCACCGCCTTTGCCAAGCGCTTCTTGCTCGTGCACAACGCGCTCATGGCAGTCGATGAGAGCACGACCATCAAGACGCCTGGCTCGGCGCGCAGCAAGAACACCGAGAAAGTGGGCCTTGGCGCGCGGTACAAGCGCATCATGACGGGCTCCCCGGTCACGCGCTCGCCCATGGACCTCTACCAGCAGTGTGAGTTTCTCTCGCCCAACTGCCTGAACATGCACAGCTACTACGCCTTCCAGGCGCGCTACGCCGTGATTGTCGAGCGGCAACTGGCAAGCCACAGCTTCAAGCAGATCGTGGGCTACCGCCGCTTGGACGAGCTCAAAGAAAAGCTCGATCGCTTCAGCTTTCGCGTGAAAAAGGAAGAGTGCCTGGACCTGCCTGACAAGCTCTACGTCAAGCGCGAAGTGGACCTCACAGACGAGCAGTCCAAGGCCTACAGCGACATGAAGGCCATCGCGCTCGCCCAGGTGGGCAGCGGCATGGTGAGCACGGTCAACGCGCTCACACAGATCATGCGCTTGCACCAGATCGTCTGCGGCCACGTCAAGCTCGACGACGGCACGATGGCGCATCTTCCCAGCAACCGCATCAAAGAGCTCATGAGCGTGGTCGAAGAGACCGACGGCAAGATCATCATCTGGGCCACCTACCGGCCCGACATCGAGGCGATCAAGCTGGCGCTGCAAAAGGACTACGGCATGGAGTGCGTGGGCACCTATTACGGCGACACGGATCAAGACGAGCGACAGCGCGTGCTGGCCGACTTCCAGGACCCTGAAAAGCCCCTGCGTTTCTTCGTGGGCAACCCCAGCACCGGCGGCTACGGCCTGACGTTGACGGCCGCCAACACGGTGGTCTACTTCAGCAACAGCTTTGACCTGGAAAAGCGCCTGCAGTCCGAGGACCGCGCGCACCGTATCGGGCAGACAAAGAACGTCACCTATGTGGACTTGATCGCGCCAGGCACCGTTGATGAGAAGATCGTCAAGGCCCTGCGCGACAAGATCGACATCGCCACCCAAGTGCTTGGAGAGGACATCAAACAATGGCTCATCTGATTCGGCAACGCGATCGCTACCAGTACCCCACAATCGCCCGTGTAGACGGCAGCACGGGCCGCCACTACAAGGTTCCGGGCTTCGAGGCAGTGACGTCGGTCACAACTATCTTGGATCGCACCAAGGACAAGGGCAAGCTCAAGGAGTGGGCCGATCGCGTAGGCCACGAGGAGGCCGAACGGATCAAGCGTGATGCGGCCTATGTGGGCACCTGCATGCACGAAGTGATCGAGATGTTCTTGGCCGATGAGCCGTTGACCTTGGGCCAGGATTGGATGGCCTTGCGCGGCCAGCACATGGCCTTTTCGCTCATCCGCACCTACTTCCCCTACATCGATGTCGTCTATGGGTCAGAAGTGGCCCTGCACTACGACGACCGCTATGCGGGGACCACGGACATGGTGGCGGAGTACCGGGGCAAGCTGGCGATCGTGGACTTCAAACAGTCCGTGAAGCCCAAGCGCCACGAGTGGATCACGGACTACTACCACCAGCTCGCGGCCTATGCCTGTGCGCACGATCGGATGTTCAGCACGAACATCGAATTCGCCGCGATTTTGGTGGCCGTACAGGACGGCACGACGCAGGAGTTCACGACAGCCGGCCGAGAGTTTGAGGACTACAAGGCCGGCTGGTGGGAGCGCGTCAAGCGGGCGGAGGCTGCTGCGGCTGACCCTGCGCCGCCATCGCGCTGATCGAGTCAAACGGGAAGAGCGACTGCAGCATGGCGCGGCTTTGGGTCGGTCCGCCGGTTGGTGCCTGACTCTGCGGGCCTGGCGGCTTTGCACCACCAGGAGCCTGACCACCTGACGGCATGCCCGGCACACCGCGTGTGGCCGGCGCTGGGCCAGGCAGACGACGCAGCATCTGGGCAGCTTCGTTGCGGCGCTGGGTGGTGTCCTCGCGAGCCTCCGGCATGACATTGCCAGCAGGGATCGCGGTCCGTGGTCCGACCTGCAGGATCAGGCCAGCAGCGGACATCCGATCCCTCAAGTTCTGGACGATGGCCCGCTTTTCCGCATCCGTGCGGCCCGTGCGCAGCAGCGCAGCGGTCAACTGCGGGTCCTGGATCGTTTCCTTGAGCGCGGCCAGGGCGTTGACCCGAGGCAGTTGGTTGAAGACGTCCCTGGCGGCCCGAGAGATGGCGCTGGCTGCGGCCAGGGAGCCGGGACCCTCAGGAACAACTCCTGCGCTGCCGTGCAGAGCCAACATGCGGACCGCCAGGTCTCCAACCGGTCCTGCACCTTCAATGACCTGGTCCAGGTAGACCCTGTTTCCCATCGCGGACTCGACCTTCTTCATCGGGTCCATCACGCGGCGCAGGTTCTTGATCTCGGTCAGCGACATCAGGCCATTGGCGCGCATGATGTTGACGATGGAAGGCTGTCCGGGAGCCAGGGGCTGGAACAGCGCATCGTCAAACGCCTGAATGCTGAACTTGCCAGTCGAAGTTCCGCCTGCCCTAGCGTAGGCGTACTCCAGCAGCGAAGACTTCAGGCCGTCAATCGCAGGCTGGCCGCCCCCTTGTTTGGTGTTCTTTGCGACGTCCGCCAGCTTGCGCATCCCAGACACGGGGTTGGGGCCATTTAGGACGGCCGTAACGGCGTAGGTGGGGCGCTCTCCGCCGGGCAGCAGCGCAGCAAACGCCTGTTGCTCACGCACCTGCTTGTTGACGGCACTGTTGGGATCACCAAGCGCCTTGAAGGCGTTCTCAGCGTCCAGAGCATTCTTGAGATCATTGGTCAGCGAGCCGAAGGGCTTGAGCACCTCTTGGTTACGCGCCATCCAGTTGGCCAGGTTCTGGGGGTCAACGCGCCCCGTCTGCGGATTAACGATGGTCGGATTCGTTGCCGCGACGCGCAGCGCCTTTTCCATGGCCTCCGATACCGAGGACATGCGTGCGCCAGAAGCAGCGGCCATATCCCGCAGCTCTAGTGCCTGACGGCTGTTCGGTCCAAACTGTGCAACGGCGTCATCGTAGGCCTTCTTGAAGAAGCCGACCGCGCCTTCGATTTGGTCCATGCGCAGGGCAGTGACGTCCGAGTCACGGCCGAATGCACGGCTGACCAGAATCTCCGCAGGAATCTTGTCCGCGCCGCTGCGCTCGACGGCCGTGACCTGGTTGGCGTAGGTGCGACGGAAGGTGTCATTGAGCGACTTGGAGAACGCCCGGGCCTTGTCGTACACCGCGCTGTTGAGCGTCTGCAGATCGTCCAGTGCACCCTCGGCCAGTCGGCCAAAGAAGCGGGCATCGGACGGATTGCGGTTGGCAGTACCGGCAGCCGCATCACGAGCAAACGCGAGCATGTCGCTGCGGATGTTGATCAGGTCCTGGACCGTGGTCCGGTTGCCCAGCGGGATGACCCGAGTCTTGCCATTCTTCAGCGTCTCAATGCCGGCAATGAGGTACTCGTCCGGAACAACGCCCGTGTCGAAGTACTGCTGGGTGAGCTTGCCCTTTTGGTAGGCCGCGATGGATTCCTGGGTGATGCCCAGGCGCGTCATGATGGCCTTGATTTCGGCGGGCATGCCTGCCGTGGCACGCTCCATCGTCATGCCGCTGATCTCGTCCAGATACGAGCGCAGGAGTTGCTTGGGCACCAGCTCACGTTCCACGACCTGGCCCTTGCGTGCGCCACTGGGGACGGTCCGCAAAGCGGTGCTTCGGATCGCGTCGTTCCACAAGAGCTTCTCGTAGTCGCGAGCTTCATCCAAGGCCGTCTGCACTTCGCGCTTGACGACCTCGCCGACAGCGCGGCGCGACTGCGGGTTGTTCAGGTTGATGGCCCGTGCAGCGTCGGCCGCGTTGCGCTCGGCAATACCCAGGCGTCCCGCCACCATTTGGTCGTAGAGCTGCGCCTGCATCTGGGCAGCCTGAGCCAGAAACTTCTGGTCGGGGACGTTGTTCATCGCGTCAATCAAGAGCTGATTGGCGCGCATGGCATCCAAGCCCTGCTGCTGCACCACGGAACCAAAGGCCTTGTCGCCCTTAGCCAGTGAGAGTTCCAGGATCGACAGGCCCAGATCGCCCGTCTTCTGCGCAGCCGTGGGCCGTGCAGCATCAATACCGGCGCGTCCGGGCGCAACCTTCTCCAGGTCACGGATCAGGTTTTTGTAGTAACGCTCACGCAGGGCCTGAGCCTGCTGCACCGCTTGCGGCGTTCCGAGCTCCTCAAGCTGCTTGATGGCCGGCACTTCGGCCAGCACGCGATCCAGCACGTTGTACAACGCATTGGCCTGCTTGAACTGCAGCGCCTGCGGGTCGCGCGCGTTGCGCACGACGTTCTTCAGGCCGTCGTAAGCGGTGGTAGCGGTGTTGATGAGGAACCGGCCGGGCGTGAAGACCGAGGCCGTGAGCTCCGCGCCAAAGCGGGGTCCAGCTTGGCCAGGAAAATACCCTTCTGCAGCGCCGCCTGCGGCACCTGTGGTCGCGGCGGTCAGGGACTCCACGCCAAGGTAAGTGGCCGGACGCGCACGAGCCGTGCGGCCCATGTAGTCGATGAGACGGCCGACCCGAGTAGCCTGATCCCCGCGCATGAAGAATGCAGCGGGAGCCGAGCTCAGAACACCACCAGCCGTGATTCCGCCTTCGCGAAAAGGCACCAGGTCCTCACGCGACGGTGCGGGAAAGAGGTCGTCGAGTTGCTCGCCCAGGAAGTAGCCGCCGACCAGACCAGCAGCGCCCCCAATAAAAGGCATCGCGGGAGCGAGTGGGCCGGTGAACGGAGCAGCGGCCGCGCCGGCTTTCGCGCCCATGACCATGCCTGCTGTGGCAGGGCCATACTTCACTGCGCCCTGGACCACGCCAGTGGCTACCTCTCCTGCACGTTCTAGCGTTCCAGGACGAGAGGTAGTGAACTGCTCAGGAACGGCCGGCACCGGCGAGCGAAACGGCTCAACCAGCATGCGTGGAAGCGGCACACCGCCAACCTGGTCGGAAGCCAGCCCACGAGGCACCGCCTCGAAGCGCTCTGGAACCGGTGGGACGCCACCAGATGTCGTTTGGTCTTGTTCTGCCATGGTCGTCCTCAGCCCTATTTTTTACCCTGCCGTGTACGAATCGGTACCAGGCCGTGCCATAACACCTCCGGATGACCTGCCTTGAACAGGCGATCTGCCTCTTCCTCGGTGTAGACAATCGGGGGCAGGTCAAGCTGGTTGTAAATTTTCTGCAGCTCCTGTGCCTTCTTGATCGCCAACAGTCGATCTTCGTTCTTCACGCGCTGGTTGTTGTAGGTATCCATGTTCTCGCGAATTGTTTCGCGGATCGCATTGCCCAACGAGACCAGCTTGGTTCCGTATGCGTCTGGATCAGCAGTGAGCGACGGCACGATGTCAATGACCTTACGGAGGCGCTCTTGCTCTTTGAGGCTACCGGCCGTGCTCTTGAGCAGTGCCTCAATCAGGCGCTCAGAGTACAAGCGTGCATCTTGGCGAGACTTGGTGACGTACTCCAGCGGATCGCCCAAGCCAGGAATACTGGTCACTGCAGCCATTCCACCAGACACAGGGCCTGTGATATGGAAACGGTCGCGCCAGAGGGAGATCGGCTTGATAGCGGGTGCCGCTGGTGTAGCTGCGGGTCCTGCGCTGCCCTCACCCTGTCCACCAGGCGTGGCTTGTCCGCCACCAGCGGAGAGTGGAGCGCCAACGGGAGCGGTAGCGACCGCCGCTGCATCACCAGTGCCAGGAGCAGGGCGGATATTAACCGCTGCCGGGGAGCCGGGCGACGGATCGACCGGTGCCGCATTGACCGCAGCCGCTGCCGGCTTTCCAGTCCTCTCAAACTGGCGACGCATGGCCTCAAACTTCAAGGCATTCTCAGGGACCTCACCGCGCCGGGTAAAGTTGATGATCTGTGACGGATTGTTGGGGTCTGGCCCCTGGTAAGTGGTTGCTGTCCGTAGCTTGACAAAAGCGGACTGGATCAACCCGTTCTCTGTTTCGTTTGTCTGTCCACTGGCCCAACGCGCGAGCAGGTTAGGCTGGTTGATGATGTTCCACTCCCAGTCGCCCTTGCCGAACAGAGAAATGCCGAGCGCCTTAGCAGCCTCTGCTTTGCGCTTGGCTTCCCCTTTGACGATCTCGGTTGCCAGAGCACGCTGCTCTCGGGTCAGCGCCTGGTTCGCGGCGGTAACCTGATCGATGTCCTTCTCGGCTGCCTGCATGGCCAGCAGCTTGAGCTGGCGCTGCTGACGGTCCGCTTCGGAGATGAACTTGCTCATCGAAGCAGGCAAGGTCCGTGATGCTTGGGCCGCGCGGCTGAAGAAGCCCCCACGCAGCGGTCGGCCCGCATCATCGACGTTGCCAGCAAAGTTGAACGCCCGCTGTCCCAGTTCAAACAAAAGTTGCGCCTGCGACAACCCGGCGTTCTCGCCCAGGATTTTTTGATACTGGGGCAGACGCTGTTGCATCAGTGTGTCCAGGCTTGGCGTAGGAGCAGGGCGCCGTGCCAAGAGCTCACGGCTCATGGCTTCAGCCGCATTGACCATGTCAGGAGAGTAGAGCGGTGCGCTCTGGTTTGCGGGGGACACGCCCTCCTCATCGGACCCCGCCTGAAAATTTTGGACGACTACCGGGCCCCCTCTGGCCATGCCAACCGGTGCTCCCGGCCCCGCTGGTGTGGCGGGATTGGGAAGTGGCGGCGCTCCAGGAGGCGGACCGGGTGGGGCACCGCCGCCAGCTCCTGCGAGCAGCGCTGCGATGCCACCCTGCTGGGGCGGAGGAGGCATTGCGCCCCCAGGGGGTACCCCAGGAGGCATGCCCAGAGGGGGCTGTGGCCCTTGAGCCAGGGGCCCTGATTGCGGCAGCGCGCCAATCCCGCCGCCTTGGGCGAGAATGGGCTGCAGCATCGCGAGCACCGGCTCCGGCGTCTCGGCGGCGACCTCGTATCCCACGAGGTCGGCCAGTTCGTCGCGACGCGCATCGATCGAGCGCATGTCGCCACGAAGGTTGTTCATGAGGATTTCGGGCGAATCCGGGCGACGCTCCAACATCATCTCGGCCCCATAGCCGTCGTCGTCGAGCTCGTCGTCGCCCTCCTCGTTTAAGGAGTCGAGAAACCCTTGCATGATGCCGACGTTCTCGGTTTCCGGCATCTCGTTCATTGCTTTGTCTTTCATCGTGACCCCTTAGAAAAGTCCCGCCTTCTTCGCACCGGCTGCCGTGGCCAGCGCGCCCAGGCCAATGCCCACCGCCTGCTGGAAGGGGCTTGCCGAAGGCTGGCTGACTGCTTGCGTGGACATCTGCGTGGACGGCGCGCCACGGTAGATGTCGGACAGGAACGCGGCCTGCTGGTAAGGCGCGTAGACCGTCTGCAGCGTGTTGGCACGTTGCGCGTCCAGGAGCTGCTGACTGAGCGCCTGCTCGGACTGGCCGACGTTGTACAGGAAGTTGATGTCGCCCTGCTGTAGCGCCTGCGCGGTCTGTCCCAGCGCGCCTTGCTGCACGCCGAGCTGACCAAGCTGCCCGGCCAACTGTCCGAGGCCCTGCGCGGTCGCCTGTCCGATGTTGAATTGCTGTCCGGCCAACTGGCCGATGCCCTGGCCCAGATTTTGGAACTGCTGTGCCTGCTGGCCATAGATGCCTGCAATGCCCTGCGCGGCCTGTTGGCGAGCGCCGGCCTGCTGCAGCATCAGGTTGGAGATGTTCTGGTTGATCGCGGCTTCCTGGCCCGCCAGCGCGCCCTGCTGTGACGCAAGGTTGCCGTACTGCTGTGCGGCTTGCTGGTAAATGTTGGCCGCGCTCTGGCCCAACTGAGCCTGTTGCACGCCCAACTGCCCAAGGCCCTGGCCACCGGCGATTTGCTGCTGTGCAAGGTTGCCATACAGGCCTGCAGCCGCCTGCCCAAGCTGGGCTTGTTGTGCGGCCTGCTGCCCGACGGTCGAGCCGATGTTGGCAAGTTGACCGGCAGCCGATTGGCCAAGCTGTGCGCCCTGGGCCTGGAACTGGCCAAGCTGTGCGCCGCCCTGCAGACCAAGCTGGGCCTGTTGCATGGCGGTCTGAGCGGCCTGTTGCCCAAGCGCGCCCTGGGCCTGAGCCTGCTGCCCGTAGAGCTGTCCGATGCCGGACAAGAGCTGCGACTGCTGCGCTGCTTGCGTTTGCTGCGTTTGTTGCAGTTGCGCCAGTTGCATAGCGGTCTGGGCGTCGAATCCAGCCTGCTGGAAGCGCTGCTGCGCGGCCTGCAAGCCCAACTGCCCCTGCTGGCCAGCGGCCTGAGTCTGCAGTTGTGCGGCTTGGGCAAGCTGCTGCGCCGCGCTTTGGCCCAGCCCAGCTTGTTGCGCTGCGAGAGCAGCCTGTTGGCTACCAAGCTGGCCAATTCCTTGTGCAGTCTGTGCTTGACGCTGCTGCTGTTGCTCGAAGGCAGCCATGGACTGCGCCTGCGCCTGACTGTAGCCCTGCGACAGGAGGTTGGCGATTGTGCTGGCGCGCTGATCCATCAGGTTGCGCTCCATCTCGGCGCGCTGAACGCCTTCGCGCTCGCCGCCAAATGCACCCGCTCGCACTGCCTGAGCCGCCAAGCCCTGTTGTGCAATCGCGCCTTGGCGGTTGATCTGACGCATAGTCTCGTCGATCACCTGCTGCTGGTACGGGTTCATGAAGGCTTGGGCAGCCTGCGGGTTATAGCCCTGTGCGGCACCCCCCAGTTGGGCAAGGCCCTGTTGGAGCGTGCGACCAGCGGCTTCAAAACCGGGCTGCGCCGCAGCCAGGCGAGCCTGCTCGGCGGCGTCCAACGCATTAGCGACGCCTGCGCCAAAGCCACCTTGCTGCGCCGCCCGTGCGGCCTGTTGCGAGGCCAACGCGGCGGTGTCACCTGCTGCGCCCAGGCGCTGTGCAGCGCCCGTGAAGTCCGAAGGGCCGGCCTGAGCGGCCGAGAGCCCTGCCAAGTCCAGATACTGGCCCTGTTGCGCGAAGCCCGGTTGCTGGGCCGCTCTCTCTGCCATTTGAGCTGCCGTGCCGGCCTGGCCAAGACCCTGGCGCGTTGCCAGTTCAGCAGCAGCAAAATCCGGCACCGCGCCTTGGGTGGACAAAGCCGCGCGCCCAAGAAGTGCCTGCGACCCGGCAAAGTCAGCACCGGAGGACAGGGCCGCCATGCGCTGGGCTTCGGTCAGGCCCGTGAGCCCTTGTCCCATCGCCGCTGTGGCCGGGCGCAGGTCCGCTTGACTGGACAACGCCGCCATGTTCTGGGCCGTGGCCAGCGATCCGATGCCCGTGTTGATGTCCTGGAAGGCCGGCGTGAAGCGAGCCGAGGTGTCTGAAGCCAGTGCGCGCTGACCGGCAATGTCCAGGTAGCCCGGGACGTATGCACCGGTCTTCGGATCGGTGTAGCCAGTGGCAGCGGACAACTGCCCAAGGCCCGAGGTGATGCCTGCGGTAGCACCGCCGGCCTGGCTCATGGCGGTTTGCGCGTCCGTGAACTGGCGGCGCGTGTCCGCGCCCCGCAGAACATCTGCCGCTTCGCCCGTTGTCGTGAATGCGCTGCCCAGGGCCGTGTTGGCCGCTGTCATGTAGGGGTTGAACGCCCCAATACCCTGCTGAGTGGCAGCCGTGATGGCGGCCTGTTGAGCAGGAGAAAAGCCCGCAACCTGATACTGCGGGAGCTGTTGCGATAAAGGAGTTCGATCGACGTTAAAAGCGAGCTTCTGAGCTTCAGCCAGAAGCTGCTTTTTATAGGCCTCGATCTCTGGGGATTCAGAGACGATCTGTTGGGTGACGGTGGTTTCTGCCATTTATTTCCCCTTGACCGCTCCGCCCTCAAGCATCTTCATGAGCTTGTACATGCGGGCTGCGCCTTTTCGGCGGCTGCCATTACCCGCATTACGGACGGCTTTGGCCGTGAACACGAACTCACCGTCCGACAGCATCGCAGGGATGGAGTCAGACGTGCCGGTTCCCGGGCCGTTGATGGGCCCCGTCTTGCGGGGGAAATCCGCCATGGTCATCTCGCCGCCTTTGGCTCGACCAGGCGGGGGTCCGTACAAGATGGGCACGCCGTAGAGGCCTGCCACGTTGTAGGGCTGTGCCACACCGGCCGGAGACTGCGTAACACCACCCGGCAAGCTGATCGGGATGTTGGTGATCTCGCGCGTCGCGTACGAGGGCGTGGGCACAAAACCCGAAGGCGGCGTAACAACGGGCTTGTCCAGGCCCCCACGGAACTTGTCCGGGTTGTCCCGCATGTAGTCGTCGCTCGTGTAGCGCTGGTTGTAGAGCGGGCTCGGGTTGGCCGGATCGCCCTCCATGCCACCGGCTGCCGCGACAACGGCTGTGCCAGCCGCTGCCAACGGGCCGTACTTTCGCAGAATCCCCGCATCGGCAGGTAAGCCCGGGCGACTGGGCGAGAGGTACTCGTTGTAGATGTCCTTGGCACCTTGCACCATGCGATCCACGAAGCCCGTGGGCGCGGCCGGCTGCGCCGATCCCAGGGTGTAGTTGGTTCGCGCTGCAGTGCCACCAGCAGCAACGGAAAAGTCGGACGGCCGTCCCACAATCGGGGGCCGCAAGCCCAATCCCGACGTGTCTTGATAGCCACGCGGCAGGAGGTCGTAGTTTGTAGTCGGTGCAGTGCCACCAGCACCAACGGAGAAATCACCGGACCCAGTTCCATAACCAGGCTGCATCGATAACGGCGCACGCAGCCCAATCCCACTACCTTGCTCGATGCTCAGGCCTCGGCCAGCCACAAGGTCTTGGGCAGTGCCGGTAGTGCCCGTGGCCCCCACATCGCCTACCGCACGAGAAGGCGCTCCTGCTTGATCTGCCGCTGTGCCTGTGCCCGCGCGAGCACCGTACTTGGCAATTAGCTCGGCATCCCCGGGCTGTGGGTTGCCCATTTCAGTACGGAACTGGGCGTCTTTCAGCATCTGATCGGTGCGTCCAACCCCCGCCTGCTGCAACCCTTGAATGGCTGCGGCGGACAGGCCCGACACTGCGCCCATCTTGAGCGCGTCCGCAGGCTTCATGCCCATCAGCAGGCCGGCCCCAGTGCCCAGGGCACCCGTGGTCAGGCCCGTATTGAGTGCCGATCCGGCTGCGCCGGGTAGGAATTCTCCTACAGCCTTCAGAGGACTTACGCCCCCAAACGTGCCGCCACCGCCGATGTAGCCCATGGCACCTGCCACGAGCGCTTCCTTCAGGCTACCGCCACTGGCAAGCGTCACAGCGCCAGAAGCCAGCGCCGCCGTGCCGGCCGAGCCTAGTGTCAGGCCAATGGCCGTCGGCCCGAGGACCGTGGCCAGCGCAATCGTGCCCAAAATCTTGCCAACAGGGCTTTGGAGCGCTTTTTTCACCACGTTGACGACGCTCTTGACGACGCTCTTGACCGCGCTGAATATCTTCTTGAGGAAGAACTCAGGCAGCCCCGTTTCCGGGTTGATCGTCCCCGATCCACCCATGCGCTGCAGCATGTCCGCCTCTTCCGGCGTGATGTGCGCCAGCATGGTGTCGCCATAGCGACCCTTGGAGGCCAGATACTGGGCGGCATCTGCCAGGCCCCCCTTGGCCATGGGCATTGGTCCTTGAGCCTCGGCCCCCGGACCCTCCATCATGGGGGCCATGGCGGTCTCGCCGCGCATCAACTTGATCTCGTTGAGCGCCGCTAGGATGGCTCCAATGAAGGCGGGATCGTAGTCCTCGGGCATGTCGCCCTCGTCCACGATGTCTTGCGCGACGAGAGATCGCACCAGTTCTTTGTACTGATCTGGGCGCTGCGAGATGTACTCAAACATCTCAATCAGCATGTCAAGCTGCCCAGGGGTCAGCTCTAGATCAGCCAGGTTCTGGCGCAGTGATTCTTTGACCACGGCCAGACTTTGGGGGTCAACCATGCCTTGTGCGGTGGTTGCCGCGTCGTAGGAATCAGCGCTGGTAACGCTGGGGGTTTGCTCCCCTTTCCTTCCCTGCATGCCCTGTCCCATCGGGAGGGCCATGATGCCTTCTTGTGCCATGGTTGTCCTTTCCTTAAATGGCCAATGACCCGCTTGGGGGCCGCGCGCCTGGAAAGGACGCGATATTGGCGTGAATTATCCAATAGGTTGGGAGGCGATGTCCACTGATCATGTCCGATCCATCTCCAAGTAAGACAGGTAAAAGTGAACGGACGCGATACTGGAGGTAACCCGTAGTTTGTCGCCCGCTTCTAGAACGCAGGGAATGCCGCTGAAGACGTCAAATGTCGTGTTGACGGTCAGCGAGCGGTCCTTTTGCAGGTAGTAGGTCGTTCCGGTACCCGTATGGGTGACCGTGATGGCCGCCACACCCGATCCGGCGTTGGTGACACGCAGCGAACGGACGACCGCCGAATTGGCCGAAGGCACCTCGTAGATGTCTGTTTCGGTGGCGGCTGACGGGATCAGCGTCTTGCGGAAATACTTGTTGGCCATGTGGTCCTCACTGCGTCAGATCGTAGAAAGAGAGCGACCCCACCGCATCGCCCGTGGTCGCGCCAGAGACAGTGCGAATGGCCACGGTGTAGATGTCGCTGACCCCGGCAATCGTGGCACCCAGTTGCAGATCAAAGTTGTATGCGTTGGGCAGCGAGGTGTTGGATACCCCGGAAGAGCCTGATGCCGTAACGTAGTCGGTCTGAACGATGGAGCCACCGGTTGTAGCCGTGGCTGATACGTCGTACTCCACATTTGAATCGGTGGGGACGGCAGTCCATGAGGCCCCCGTCAAAGTCGGATTCTTGACTAGCGCGACTTCGTAGTTTTGGCTGGTTGTTGGCAGCACCTGCACCCGATTGGGCAAGACAACGGCACCCGTTCTTCCTGATGCCAGTCGAATCGAGACCAAGGGCAAAAAGGTTCCACCAATGGTTCCAAGGATTGTGGTGCGTCGCGCCACATGGTCAATCGACGTCTGCTCAAAGCCGCCTTCAGAAACCACCGAGCAGCAGATCGACTTCATGCTGGCCGCAACCGCTGCAGTGGCCGACACGATCTCGTAGCGCACAGGCAGCGTCGCAGTGGTCATGTAGACCGAACTGCCATAGACGTTGGCAGTGTTGAAGGTGTGACAAACAATGTACTGCCCGTTGATGATGAATCCACAGCGAACCGAGCCCACGCCCAGCCACTCAAAATCCATCCACAGAATCTGCGGCTTGGTCAGGTCCAAGGTCAGCCCGCTGGCTCCTGTGCCATTGAGCTTATCCCCGTTCCAGTCAGCCTGGTCCGCGAACCGCGAGTCAGAAGCCGAGCCCGACGTCGAGGTGCGCATGACAAACGACAGGGTCGAGCCGTTCTTTTTGAAGAACACGCCATTGCTGTCGTTGAAGTATCCCACCTGCTGCGTCAAGTTGGCACTGGTGCTGCTGTCCATGACGAACGTCGCAAGGACCAAGAGGCCCTTGCCCGGCTGGTAAGGGAACGAGCGATACGTCTGACGCGTCACGGAGCCCACGCCCGCGCCTGTGACCTCCATCTTGAGCGCCGCTTCATTGGACAGGAACGTCGTCGCTCCTGTGCCGGTGGTGGCCACGTCAAATTGGTTGTCCGCCGCGTAGCGGTTTTGGCTGTCAAAGAGCGTGTAAGGCTCGCTGACGCGCAGGCGACCAAATGCGTCTGTGTTGGTGCCCCCGATCGAGATGGGAACTGGCAAACCGGTTGTGTCCATAAATCCTCCGCCGTCTCCGTACCATGCGTACGCCGAGTCCTTGTCCTCGGTGACGACCGGCGAATACGTGTTGTTGAGCTGAAAAATCACCTGTTCGAGCGAACGCACGAGCTGGTTGAATTGCTCGGCGCTGTACCCCTGCGTTGCCGCATTGGGCAGACGGACGTTGGTGATCTTGCTCATCGCAGGCCGTCCGGTTGAATGTTCACGCGCATCGTGCCAAAGCGCCAGTTGCTGTCGATCTCATCGCTCTCGATGCGAAGCTGAATCTGCCGGCCGCGAGCGCGTGTATCCACCTTTTCGGTGGTCGGCGTGATGACGTACGGATCGAGCGAGCTCGGCGTCGCCGTGGCCTGTGGGAACGGTCGCAGCAAGAGCCGCACCGTGAGATTGCCGACCTGGTTCTTGAAGTCAGGGATGAAGCGGCTCATGAGCAGCATCTGGTCCCCGTCGCCAATGTCAAAGTAGCCCGAGCGGATGTAGGACGAGATCGGCGAACCGTTGCCGTTATACCCATCCTCTTGGTTGTAGATCGTAGAACGACCGGCGGTAAGACCGTAGATCGTGCTGATCGTTGCCTCGGTGCTCTCGGGCTCGTACTTCGTGGCCAATGGCTTAGAAAACGCGCCAATGTCCGCCCAAGCGGTTCTTGGCATCGTTCCGATGTGCCAGGTGTTCTCCAAATAGTTGTAGGTGACAAAGCGATCGATGTAGTCACTCGTGAACGAGCAGTACCACCAGGTCACTTCGTTGAACTGCGTGTTGATGCCAACGTGCACCTTTTGCGACTGGATGACGTTGAGGTCCTTGAACACGTAGTCCTGCACGGTGCAGGGAATCTTCTTGACCGTGCCGTCAAAGACGAAGAACGCGTCACTGCTCATCCAATACGCCACGCCGTTGACATCCGCCGATGCGTGCGGGCCGATGATGCCGCAGTTGGCACCGAGCTGCTGGAAGCCAAAGGTGTAGGGCGGACCCAAGAACTGCATGCCGTGCAACGATGTGTCCGTCCAGATCAGTATCTGGCCGCGCGAGCGCACCGCCGTGATGATCCGATTGCCGTCTGTCAGCCGCTGGCCGCCCGCTGTGTTGGTGGCCGTGGCCACGAAATCACTGACGTCCTCCTGCGAGGAAAAACGTACCAGCATCGGGTCCTGGCTCGTCGGGTCGCCAAGCGTGGATTCCGTTCCAAAGCACACCAAATGGCGGTCGGGAGTAGACACAAGGGCGTACTTGCTCTTCGTGGGCGCGCCTGAGATGGCCGTGGCCCGCGTGCCGATGCCCGTGTCCGGGTCCCACTCGTAGATGCCCCCATCCACATACTGCAGGATGAGGTTTTCACCAAAGCTGTCGAACTGCCAGACCTGAGACTGCAACTGCAGTCCTGCAGAAGGCGGACGCGGCGTGCCCCAAGTGCTCAAGCCCCAGGTGCCAGTGCCCCATCCGAAGTCCGCAAAGCTCTTGTCGGTCCCGGTGTTTATTTGGTATGACGCGTTGGCCGTCCCGGCCGCTGTGGCCGTACTGGTCGCTTGGGTCGGCGAGGTGATGCGGTATTCGTTGGCATTGAGGACCTCCAAAATCTCAAACTCGTTGTTCAAGTCAGCATTTGGGATGCCCCCAGGGTTGCCGCTCGTGCTGCTGAAGGTGACAAAGTCCCCTTGAAGCGCGTTGTGGGCCGTGGCATTGACAATCACCGAGGTGCTGCCGTTGGTGGTGTCAAAAGTGACGGTTCCCGTGGCCCGAATTGGCGTGATATCGGCCCACGCGCCTCCGTAGAAGACGTAAACCTTCTTGTTGGTGCCCACAGCCGCGTATGGCGACCCATCCAGCGAGTTCCAGGTAAAGATATCGCTGACCGCGCCGACAAAGTACGTGGTCAGGTTGCCAAACGGCGTCCATCCGCCCATCTTTTCGGGCAGCCCATAGCGAAACCGCACGTAATCGCAGTCCACCCAGCCGCCCTCAGCACCGTATTCGGTGTTCTGCTTGTCGATACCGGGCTTGAGAAACAGTCGTAGCAGCGGCATGTCTCGTCCTAAGTAATGGGACCGCCCACGAGCCACGCATCACAGGTGCGATCGCCCGCACACTTGAAGTGAAACAGCTCACAGTAGCCCAGGTTTGCCGCATCGATGACGGCCTCCGCATAGCTCTCATGCTCTTCGGGCTCGTTTTCGATCCCGTCTGCAATGCACTTGAGCATCTGCGCCGTTTGAATGAACGCGCCGCAATTGCCGCAGCGTGACTTCTTGGCCTCGCGCACCGTGGTCTGCCACATGTCCGCCTTCTTCTGCCAGAAGTCACGCGACTCAGACTGAGGGTTCAAAGGCCCGTAGCCGTACTCTTTGATGGCCTCGTTGCGGTTCTTCAGGTTGACGTGGATGTCCACGGTCGCGGTCGGACACGCCTTCATGCCCTTGGTATAGGCCTGCTTGATGCCGTCGGCGATCGCGTCTTTTTTCACTGTGGCCATGGCTATCGATACCCCGCTGTTTTCTTGGCAATCTTCTTGGGCTGGGCCACGAACTGCTTGCCCTTGGCGTTGCCCTTGGCCTTGGCCCGATTGGTAGCAGCCTTCTCACCAGGCGTGAGCGCATTCCACGCTGCAGCCGGCAGATAGCGCTTCTTGCCCTTGCTGGGCTTGCCGTCGGACGTCTTCCAGTCCTGCGCCGTCCAGTTTTTCAGTGACATCTGTGAGGGCTTCATGACGTGTAGCCCCCGCCTTTGGCCTTGTACTCGCGCGCGAGCATCTGAGCTTTGCGCGCGGACCACTCGCCCGGATCACCGCCCTTGGAGCCGGCCTTGATCTTGTTGAACAGGGCCTTGCGCATGGTCGGCTTGGTGTAGTTGCCAGCGGCGTTGACCTTGGACTTGGTTGCAGGTTTCTTGGTGGGCATCGTGATCTCCTACATCAGTTGACATTCTGCTTGACGACGACGCACAAGACCAGGGAGAACCTTCCCGCCACCACGCGTCCACAGCATAAGCTGCTCCTTGGCCCCTTCCCAGTCCTGCGCATTGATCTTGCGACGCAAGGTGCTGGTCTGCAAGCGGCCAATCCCGAGGTTGTACGCAAAATCCACAATGGCGTTGAACTTGCCCCAGTCACTGGACGACAGAGCAAGGGCCAAGAGCCCTGGGCACTGTCTCACCACGCCAGGCGCGTAGGTGTGCAGCAGCTCGACCTTGAGCCACTGCTCGGCCGTTTCTTTGGTGATGGGTGGATCGTCCATCGACACCTTGCGGCCATCGGGCCGGTAAACGGTGCCATAGCCCTGGGTTGGAAAGCCGGCCGGGCAGATGTAGGGGTAGATCAGCCCGTCCGCGCCAACCCTATGCAAGCCCTCGAAGCGCTTGCACAGCTCGGTGGCGATGTCCAGCCTCACGCAAGCCCCCGCTTGGCCAGGGTGCGGTCCAGGAACCAGTAGTTCAAGGTGCCCGCAACCAGCGCGCTGAAGTCAGGGGACATCATGGTCTTGAACACCTCGGCGGGAGGTGCGCCCAAGAGCCAGGCGTTCCAGGCGAACCAGACGTGGACAAAGGACCAGATGAACAAAATCCAGTAGGTCACAACCGGCCGCACGCTGGCGGATAGGCTTGCGACCCAGCCGCCGGCGGCCTTGACCATCTCGGTCTGCTGCTGGATGGCGGCGTTGAAGGCGTCCATGACGCCCACATCGATGGCCGCTTCGCGCTGCGCGCCGATCTCAGCGAGCTTTTGCTGGCCGCGCTGGGCCTCCAGCTCACACTGGCGCTGGAACATGGCCAGCTCATGCTGGCGCTCGTTCTTCTTGTCCAGCCACTTGAGCACCTCCGGTGCCAGGCGGAAGACGCCACCGATCAGGGAGCCGAAGATGCCCCCGCCAAGTATGTCAAGCATTGGAGGCTCCTCGGTTGGCGACGACCTCGTTGTCGCCCTTGGTCACAACGACTCGGTCGCCATCCACGGCCACGCGCATCGGCTGCTCAGTCCGGTCCAGTCGGTCGAGCTTGTCGATGAGGTGTTGGATGACCTGGAATTCCGGCTTCTCTTGCTTGGGCGTTGCACCCGCGATGCCGTTGAGCATGGAGATG